AAAAGTACATTGGGTAATTTAACTAAAAGAACTTATAATGGTTATTCTCAAAGTGAAACTATACAAAATAACATTGAACAAATGTCTAAAGCATTAGAGCAAATGGAAGCAGATATATTAAAGAAAAAAGAATTTAAAGCAAAGTAATATGAACGGTAAATGGAAAAAATACTTAAATGCATTTAAAAATGCAGATCATATTGTTGAAGGAATTAAAAACAATATATTTAAACAAGAGCATATTGAGGCTGTAGCTACAGATAGATTTCAAGTTTGCATACAGTGTTCTTTATTTGATGCTTCAGGAGATAGTTGTTTAGCTCCAGGTACACAACCTTGTTGTTCAGATTGTGGATGCAGTCTTGCATTTAAAGTACGGTCATTATCAACATCTTGCCCTAAAGGTTTTTGGGATTCATTAATGACTGAAGAACTAGAAGAAAAAGTAAATCAACAAATTAAAAAATAACATTATGACAGTATCAGAAATAGTAAAGGATCTTTTAACTTATAAAATGATTACTCCAGAAGCAGCTCAAGTGCTTTTGCAAGCAGACATTAAAGCTAATTTATATGATAATAGAAATAATGGGCATCATGTGTATAATGTTTATCCAAGCATAACAACAAACCCCTACATATCTACAACAACAAATGATCCATTGTGTAAAATAACTGGGGCTGAAGCACCACAAACTTTAACTACAGGATAATGGCTATTATATTCAAAGAAGATGGACATACTTATGAAAGTATAGAAGATGACAACATCAAATGGTTGAGTGTCACTTCATTTATAGGAATGCTTAAACCCAAATTTGATAAAGAAGGACAAGCAAAAAAATCTGCTAAGAATAAACACTCTAAATGGTATGGCATGACTGAAAAAGAAATAATCAGTGCATGGGATAATGAGACAGAAAGAGCTATTAATCTTGGTAATTTTTATCATGGTCAAAGGGAATCTGATATATTGGATTTTAATACAATTGAACGTAATGGAACAGAACTACCCATAATCAAACCTCTTATAAATGAAGAGGGTGTGAAATTAGCACCTAAACAAACTTTATTAGCGGGAATGTATCCAGAACATATGGTTTATTTAAAATCAGCGGGTTTATGTGGACAAGCAGATATGGTAGAAATTATAGATGGGTATATTAATATTAATGACTATAAGACAAATAAGGAAATTAAAGAAAAAGGATTTACTAATTGGGATGGTGTTACAAATAAAATGTATAAACCTATTAGTCATTTGGATGATTGCAATTTAATACACTATAGTCTACAACTCAGTATTTATGCGTATATTATTAAAAAGCATAATCCTCTACTTAAGATAGGAAAGCTAACAATACAACATGTAAAGTTTAAACAATTGGGAGAAGATGAAAACGGATATCCTATAAATGAACATATAAATGGAGAACCTGTTTTAGATGAAATTAAAATATATGAAGTCCCATATTTAAAAGATGAAGTATCTTCATTAATAATGTGGTTAAAAGATAATAAATAAAATTATGGCAAAAAAAGAATTTACAGTATCAGTAGCAATCCAATCTAAACAGTCTAGAGTCCCAACAGACTTTAGATTTGAAGATACTAAGATTACACTTGAATTAGATGATGTGATATATTTTAAAGAATATTTTCACTATAATACAGATAAATTCCAAAAAGAATATACTGATGTATTATTAAGAGGATTGTCAACCCCAATTACACTTAAAATTAAATATGATGATTTTAAAGAACTATTTAAAAAATAAATTATGGCAAATGTAACAATTACACAAGTTCAATTAACAGCTGAAACTAACAACTCCAATACACCTGTAAATTATTATTATAGTTTAGCAAGTGAATCAAATATGTATATTGATGCAATTAATATTTTAAGTGTTGGATATGTTTGGGATACAGTAGCTAATGCATATATATCAGGAATTGTGCAGATATATATTGCTGGTATTCCAACACCAATATATTCCACAAATACTTATGCGTCAATAGTCACATATATGAACTCTTAAATATAAACTATGTTAATAAGATTATTTGATATACAAAATAGTAAAGTAATTCCATCAGAACATTGCTATGCTTTACCTTTCTTAAAAATTATAATGGATGAATATCCAGATACATATTTAAAAGTTTACCAATACATATTTTATATGAGTTGTCCTAACCCAGATATGAATCCTTTTTTTAATATTCCAGAACATGAGAAAGAAGATATTATTATTGAAGAAGTTCAATTAGAAGATTCTCCTGAAGATATTAAAATAAGATATGCTTTAGATATGTGTTATAAATTATATGAAACACCAACATTCAGAGCATACAAAGGGATTAAATCAATGCTTGATAGACTTGCCAAATATATGGAAGTAACCGCTATTGAACATGGTAGGGATGGTAACATAAACTCAATGATAAATGCAGCATCTAAATTTGACCAAATTAGGTTGTCATATAAGGGTACATTAATAGATATGAAAACAGAACAAGAAAGTTCTGTGCGTGGAGGAGCTGGTTTAGCATATGATCAGGTGTAATGAAAGAGAAGATAGAAAAGTGGACCTTTCTTTATTGGGATGAGCCAATTACAGTAGAGCTAAAGCTTCTTGATGAACCAATTGATGAACCAATTGATGATAAAATAAATATTAAAACTAAAAAAATGATACAACAAGTAATACCAGTAGGAAAAAAATTATTAATAAAACAAAATAAAGCTAATGCTTATTTTAAAAATACTAATATAATTATACCTGAAGCATCTCAAAAAAATGAAAATAAAGGAACTGTAATTGCTGTAGGTGTAGGAATCACAGAGATTGAGATAGGAGATGTGATTCAATATAGTGAACATTGTCTACCAACAACCATGATGCATAATGATGAAGAACATTTGTTAATACATGAGGGAGACGTGTTTGCTAAGTTTAAATATGTATAAATCAATACCAACATATCAAGATGGTAATTGGACCAACACGGACTTTAATACTAAAGGAGAGTTCATTGAATATGTTTTAAGTATATTTAGTGTTCCTGGTCAGTATGAATTTAATAAGCTTTCATATAAATTTAATGAGGAAGCTAAAAAGTTTAATGCACAAGGGTTTTATTGTAATAATCCATTTAGGTCAAAGGATTTTACTACATATTGGGAAGATCAAAAAAATAAATGTAGACATGGAGTCATTTATAATGATGGAAATAAAAGCTGGTATTTAACTAGAGATTATTACATGTGGTTAAATTTTCTTCCCATCTTTGATAAAGAAGAAAAAAAATATGGATTTGCAAAAATAAGAGATGCTCAATATCACATGGCATTATATGAATTACTTGCAGAACTACATGACAAGCATTCAGCAATATTAAAAAAACGCCAGATAGCTTCCTCTTATTTTCACATGGGTAAAATTATTAATACGTATTGGTTTGAGGAAGGAAGTATTTGCAAGATTGGTGCATCTCTTAAAGATTTTATTAATGATAAAGGTTCTTGGAAATTTTTAGATGAATACAAGACATTCTTAAATGAGCATACTGCTTGGTATAGACCAAGTAATCCAGAAAAAGTTCTTCTTTGGCAACAGCAGATTGAAGTAAAAATTGGAAATAGAAAAACAGCAAGAGGTCTAAAGTCAAAAATACAAGGGGGTTCTTTTGAAAAAAATGCAACTACCGGAGTAGGTGGACCGTGTACATACTTCTTTCATGAAGAAGCAGGGATAGCACCAAAAATGTCTGAGACATATGAGTACTTACGTCCCGCAATGTCATCTGGTATGATGACTACAGGTATGTTTATAGCAGCAGGATCTGTTGGAGATTTAGAACAATGTAATCCTTTAAAGGAAATGATTTCTAATCCAGTAGCAAATGATATATATGCTGTAGAAACAGATTTAATTGACGCAGATGGAACAATAGGTATGGCTGGTTTATTTATTCCTGAACAATGGTCAATGCCTCCTTTTATTGATGACTATGGAAACTCTTTAGTAAAAGAAGCAGAAGAGGCTATACGTATTGAAAGAGAAAGATGGAAGAATGAATTAAATGGTGAACAGTTTCAATTAAGAATATCTCAAAAACCATTAAATATAGCAGAAGCATTTGCCTATAGAAAAGCATCAATATTTCCACAAGGAATATTATCTAGACAAGCAAAAAAAATAGAAGAGAAAGAATATCCATATGAATTATTAGAATTGGATAGAGATGAAAAAGGAGTTTTTGCTAAAAGAACAAGTAAGTTACCAATAAGCAGGTTTCCTGTAGATAAAAAACAAGTGGATAAAACAGGAAGTATTGTGGTTTGGGAAAGACCTATTAAAAGTCCAGAGTTTGGAGCCTATTATGCTTCTATTGATCC